ATTGCCGACCACTTCTGTTCCATCTTTTTCTTTCTTTTTGCTGAGATAAATGATCGTACTTGCTGCGTATTTGAGTCCAGAACCTCCTCCCATTTCTTTCGTTGGTACATAAGCTCCGATGACATCGTATGTATGATTTGTGACAAGGAGTGGAACATTTGCTTGACCTAGTTTGAGTGTGAGCATTCGGAAAGCACCTTTGACCAGTTGTGATTTGGTCATATCACGAACTTGTTTATCATTAAGTGCGTCAGTAATCTCTTTCTCCGTAGAAAGCATCCCCAAAGAGTCTAACACAAACATACAGGGTTTACGTTCTTTTACTGGTTTCTTAAGATACATGTCTACGGCTTTGAGTGCCTTTCCACGAAACTCTTCAATAGTAACAACGTTAACAACAACCAGACGAGAAGTATCAATTCCACGGGATTCTACAAGTGATTTAGTGATAGCAGCCTCAGTGTCAAAGTAGAGACAGTAACCATCGGGATTAGAATCAAGAAAATTCTTAACCACTGCGAGAGAGAAAAAAGTCTTTCCAGTAGAAGACTCTCCAGCAATAGCAGTAATCTTGTTCCCAGATACACCACCAAATATACTACCTGAAACCAGTGCATTAAAAATGTATGAGCCTGTATCAACATAAGTTTCTGTTTCGTCAATATCTGATGCTAACTTAGTGAAGTCATCACCAATCTCTTTTACAATATCTTTAAGGAAGTCCATTAGATAAAAAATGATTCGAGGTTTGCTGTTTTTTCAATATTCCACCCAATAGCATCAAGAATGGTTTTCATTGGTTCAAGAAATGATTTCTCAAATTGTAAATCGTAGTCAACGTACTTGTCAATGCCCAGTTCATGAGGAAAATCCTGAATATAGGAAATCACATTTTCATGAAAGGGATTTGGTTTTTTGAGATAACAGAACTTGATTTTTTCACCATTCTGAATAAGTGAATATTTATTTGTTAGTTTTTTCTCTTTAATATAATGATTAAACAAAAGAGCTCCCCTAACATGAATGGGAGTTCCTTTCTCATAAATGTTCGAACTAGATTTATACTTTACAACATCAGAAACTGATCGTGGAAAAGAAATTTGTTCTGGAGGGAGACTCTTGAATTCCTTTTTACTCTTTTCAATAAAGTCAATTACATCATCTTCAGTTCCATTCATCATAAGTTTGAGAGCATCTTTAATCATCTTACGACAAGGAGCTGGTGTAGAAGATTTGACCGCTTCAATACCCATAATCTTAAGTTTCGGTTCAGAATAACGAACACCTTCACTATCCCACACATTGAGAATATATCGTTTCTTAGCAGTCCAAATTCCACGATCAGCAATATTCTCACGTTTCATCTGCATCTTCTGATCATAGGCGTTCACATAGTCCGCCAATTCTTGGTAAGAACTTTCAATATACTTTTCGAGTTCCATTTCACAGATCTTATTAAGGAATGAAACAACGCCTTCAGTAGTTTTTTCTCTTCCTTTGAATATACGTTCAACCAAAGGACCCATATTAAGATAGATAGAATCAGTATCTGAAGCAATAACATAATCCACACCTTCTGTTTTAAGAATCTTATTGAGGTAAGTATTCATTTTACTCTCAATCCAACGAATCGATACTTGACCTGAGAGAGTAATAGCCTCAGCATTGGCTAGTTTGTAATACCTAAAATACTGGTTTCCAATAGCACCATAAGCTGAGTTAAGTTGAATCTTACGAGCCATCTGAAAGTTATTAAACTTAGAGATATCTTTTTGTGTCTGATCCCTAAGTTTTAAAAGTTGAGAATCAGTTAGTTTACTATAGTCCGTATCAGAAACAACAATCTCATTTTCCTGTTCTTCCTTGTTCCCACCAATCAAATATCCCATTAAGAAAGTCCCCTCCTCTTCATTTCAGCTTCAATATCGACCAATTTTTGTTTTGACTTAAGCATTTTCTTCTTAAATGTCTTTCGGTCATTATACATTTTTTCCATCAGTTCAGGAAGAATTCCACGAGTATCTTTTCTATACATTGCACCATTAGCACAAACAGTATAGTCTTTATACATCTCAAAGTTTACTTCTTCTTTTAAGATTTTATCAACAGTAACAGTTGGATGTCTTTCATCAAGAAGAGTTTCTGGAGAAATGTTGTATTGCATGATTAGGTGAGGGTAGAGTGAATTTAAGTCGAAACTTACAACATAATCATAAACACCAGGAACTGGTTCTTTTACATAAGCACCTGCATACTTTTCATCTTTCTGGGATCTATTCTTTGGTGGGATTACTAAGTTTCTTTTTTTCAGATAGTTGTAAATAATGTTATCCCACATACGAACTTGGAAAAATACATCTTCATAATTCACTTTCGCGTCATATGCCATTGTAAGAGCCAACTCAATGAGTTTCATCTTCTCTTCCAGACGATCCACAAGTTCTACGTCAATGATGTTATACTCAACAAACTTTTGCCAGTTTTGAGTGTAGAAATCTTTGAAGGTATCGAACTCCGAGTGGTCTAACTTTTGTTGACCAAGTTCAACAGATGCAATGTGATCAAGACGATATGATTCTTGATTAGTATAAGTGAACTTTTTATACAGCTCAAGATAATCCAGTTGGGTAATTCCACCAATATCATAGTCGATATTTTTCCTACCAGCAACATAAAACTCATCTTCAGTCACAAGTCCCCAAGGAGAAAAAGTTTTTGCAGTCTTTTCCCCAAGAACACGAATCAATCGACGACAAATATAAGGAATGTCATACAATCGGATGTTCCATCCAGTAATAACGTCTGGAACATTCATTACCCAATAATCCAGAAAGTTTTGGAGAAGTATATACTCCGATCCACATTCAATATACTTTACATTTGGTTGTTTATTGTTGAATGAATGAACTCCCCAAGTAACAATTTCTTTGGTATTGTAATCCTGAATTGTAATTGTCAGAATTTCCTCAGAAGCAGATTCTACATCAGGGAATCCATTCTCAGATGCAACCTCAATGTCAAGAGTCAATAGTTTGATTTTAGTCATATCAAACTTAATTTCATCTTCAGGATATTTTTCCGAAATATACTGAAAGATATACCGATCATTACCGTAGATCTTAAAACCATCTACGTTCTCATACTTCTTATAAAACTCTCGACAATCTCGAACAGAACCAGGGACAATAGGTTCAACGTTGTCTCCATCAAGAGTTTTATATTTTGATTCTTTCTTAGATGGAACAAAGAGAGTTGGTGAAAAATCTTCTTTGAACATCACACTTTTACCATTTTCATAACCACGAACGAGAAACTGATTCCCGATCATTTGCACATTGGTATAGAATTTCATTTAATCAGTTTCTGATATTTTTCAAGAAGTGTTGGTTTGGGATCAGTGATTGTAAGAATCTTATCCGAATGTATCATAAATGTATTTTGAGATGAAAAATCTACCAACCACGGAGATAGAGTTTCATCGGATTGATTTAGAATAAATGGTTCAATAAGTTTGCAATCAGGTTCACCAATATCCACCGATACCTCTTCAATCTGAGATATCAGAATCTGATTATTCAATAAAACCAATAACTTTGCATTCATAGCACTCCTATATCTCTACCTACTATACCAATAAAAAAGGGGGAAGTCAACTGGATTTTGCCAGTTATTCCCCCGTCTGCGCCGACGATACCTAATATTTAGATATAATCCTTTCTCTGATGGTGTTGGGGAACAATTTTTTTCAGTTCGATTCTCAAGAGTCCATCTTCAAATGTGACGTTGGATACTTCTGTGTCGTCGGATAGAGTCCATGCTCGTTTAAAACTTCTTTGAGCCAGACCCTTGTGGATAAACGTCCTGTCCGATTCGGAATCTGACTTTTGTCCTTCGACAAAAAGTTTTCCATACTCTGTGTACGCATGAACTTCCTCCTTTTTGAATCCAGCAAGAGCAATTTCTAGATGAGATTCTACATTACTTATCTGAACAAGATTGTATGGGGGATAATTTGATGTAGTTTCATGAACGTTAAAGATACGATCAAGATACTCATCCATCCCAATACTATTGCGAGTAATCTTATCCAGAAGAGTAGGAAGATCCGCAGACGTATACCTTGTGAGGTTAGTCATTATTGTAGCTCCTTTTAAAGCGAGTTTGTGTTTTGTGGACCCATATGGCGTCCAATACTAATTATATAAGAAACGAAAAAAAGAGGAAGGGCAAAAACCCAACCTCTTTTTAGGGTGTTCCGA